TATATCTATGCTTGTGTTAAGTCAATATGAATTGTAGTAAATCCTATTCTTATACTCTTAACTTGCGCGATAGCATAAGGGTAGTCATTGCCCCAATTAATATAACCATCATACAAGAACCAATTTACGGGGAACGTATTCCAAGTAGATTCGTAGTAAATGATTGTTGGAACTGTTAAACCTTGAATAGGATAACCACCAACCGGTGTATTTTGTATTTGAAACATAGGAGTATTTTTATAAGGGCCTAACTGTCCTAGACCTGTACAAGCCAACTCTATATAATTTTGGTCATTTCCCGTAGCTTGAAAGCAAATCGTACAAATATTATTAACATATTGAATTTCAAAATAAGGTCTACCATGTCCAATAGCGACGCTATAACCATAAGAACCACTATATCCTTCTGCTGAATTATCGCTAAAAGTTTCAATATAATTAATTGAACCATAAAGAATAGCCTTATAAATATATTTAGCAAGATACTTACTTGCTGTAGTGTTTGGATGAATATTATCACTAGTATTTATAAAATCTTTATTGTGCATGATCCAATTAAGATTATTAATAAAATCGCAGTCGCCATCCATCCAAATATGGTATGCTGTGTTATAATATTGAAAACGTTCAAGTTTTCGATACCAACCGATAAACCCTAAATGAATTTTACAATTAGGTAACACACTTCTAACTCTAATTAAAAATTCACTTAAACGATCTCTAATTTCCTTTTCAGTGGCAATGGAAGCGTGTAGAATGTTTCCGTCGTTCGCACCTCCAAAAACATATAAATCAGTAATGCTATTCTTTTCATCTTGAGACCATGATGCAGTATTACTATTAAAAATATTAATGTACGCTTCACTCTTATCATAAGGCCAACCAAAACCAGCACCACCAACACTCCAATTATAAGCATAAATAGATTTAGGTATCATACTTTCAAGTAAAGTTGAAAAAGAAGAGCCACCCACGCTTTCGTCTACCCCGTAACTATCAGTCATAAGAATAAATTTTCTATCTTTAAGTTTAGAGAATTTATCATCAACTTTTGTCATAAAAGCTTGTAATTCTTTATCAATACGTGTAACTGTCTTATCAATTTCTTGTTTATTTTGTTTAATAAGTTCACGACCCTCGCTATCTTTTAATAAATAGTTACCGCTACTCATTTTAAATTTATCAACATATTGTGTCATAGTATCACTCCTTTACAATATTTTAGTCGTAGGTGGATCAGTCAAATTATTAGTAAATACAAATGATAAGCTTGTGTCATCTTCATTGTAAATTCCATCAAGTGTAATTTTTCCACTTGCTATCAGCTCATGAATATTTTTTTCAATTTCTTCTAAAAACCTCGCGTAAATATCAATTAGTCCTTTATAACCGTCAATTAAATCTTTATACTGTTTAATCAAAAATCCTAAATCTTGGTCATAATTTCCCGTATGCGGATAATCATATAAAGCCATATACATTCCTCCTTAATATGGTAATTGATTTGTGTAAGCTACGTGTAGACAAAATTCATCAAAAAACATTCTAGCAATTAATTCGTATATATTAAAACTGCTTTGTAATTCAATTTCTTGATTAAGCATATCCGCAGTAGTAGTAACACCTATATTACCTTTTTCGATATCTTCAATAGTAAGTTTAATATTTTCTTTTTCGTTTCCTCTAGTTGTATTATTTCCGTTTTCATTCCTATTATTACGATTGCTTGTTTTACTGTCGTTTGAAAATCCCGCATTATCAAAAGCACTAACTTGATTAACATCCTCTCCACTATCATTAATCGAATTGCTATGTGAATCATCAACAGTATTATCTTTACTTCTTACAGTAGTCTCAATGTGTGTTTTTGTACCATCTTTGTTCCAAATAGGGTTGTAATCTTCTTCATATTTCAAAGAATAAAGATAAACTAGCTTATCAAACTGTTCTTTGTGTTTTTTGAAAAAGTATTGTACCTTGATTTGTAAAATTTCAATCTCCGGATAAATAGGTTCATTCATTCCGCAAACATCCATTATTGTATTAATTAATGTATCTCTATCTAATTTTTCATTAATATCAATGTCTTTAAAAACTTCATCATAAGTATATAATTGACAAATACTTGCAAAACTAAACATTTTAATCAACCACCATTTCTTTTTTCATTGTATCTATTACCCTTGTATTAATAGAGAAATGCAAATTAGTAATATCATCAAAATTAGGGTTTTCATTGATTTTTCTAGCACACTCATTAAGCGAGTCAATAAATCGCACGATCGTGCAACGTACTTCACTATTATTTGCATTAACTTCATCGCTATTTAATCTCTCTCTTTTATCGGTGTTAGCATTATTAATACCAATTTCAGTTAGAAACTCGTTCATTATCGAACGTTTAGTTAATAATAAATCATTACCAATGTAAGTATTTTTAACATTTAAGAAGTAACCACTATCATGTTCACTGCTTAAACTTTTTAAACCTTTTTTTAAGAAGACTGCTGGATTTCCACGTGAAACATCGTCATACATTTTTTGTAAAGATTTTACTTGTGCGTCCGTTTCCGCTTCAAAAACATGAGCTACTCTTGAATTGTATAATGAAACATTTAACGAACAATCAATATTTGCAAGTAAAACAGCATACCTATTGATTAACGACATAACCCCTTGAAATTTATTATATTCATAATTTATATATAATAGTTCCCCTTTTTCGCCTATTTTTTCATCAATTTGTCTAAGAACAGGGTTATTAACCAAAACATTCGTCGGCATGTAATACATATTTTGACCATAAAATCCTCCCTCAAGTGCTAACGTTCCTATGTCAGTTTTTACAATAGGTATATATCCATTTGTTAAAAGAACATCCCACATATTATCAATATTCCAATTTGACGGATAACCATCAACAGTTAAAACGCTTTTTAATTTAGTCATCAACTGAAATTGATAATAGAAGAAAGAGTTATTCGTTATATCGTTTACGGATTTAGGATTATGATGAAAGAACCCTTTTACTAAATCAGTAAACCCATTTCCATATTTGTTTTTACTCAAGATACACACCTCCATTTAACAATGAGTCAATTTCATCTTTATATTGTTTTGGTGCCCATGTAGACACATTCGCGTTCGTTGTTTGCACATATCCACTTAGACCACTCAATGATACCACTTTATTGCAGGGTCTACCATAATTATTGGCTAATGAACTAGGGTCAACATTAGTGTTATGAGAAATACACACAAGTGTTATATCTTTTTTAGAAATATAAGAAGTGTTACCACCACTACCACCAACCGAACCAACATTTGTACCTATAGCCGAGGTTATTGCATTAAAAGCCGAAACTCCTGCACCTGCATAATTTCCCATCAAACCCGCTATACTTCCCGCAACTACGTTACCAATAGCACCCAAAGGATTCCCTTGTGTAACTGTAGAGACTTGAATAGGGACACCCATTTGAGCTACACAACGTGCTTGATTTTCGACAATATAACAAATTTCTCCAACGACACTATCAAGTGTCATATTGATATTAATACTTGTTTTGCCTTGAAAATTATCGGCATTTAACTCTAGCCAACCATATGCAGGTAGATAAAGTAATAATGATGTGAATTGACTTCTATTTCTAAAATCGCTAAAATTCCAAGGTATAGTAATAGAAACACTTCCCGTAGCATCACGATTAACCGCATTGCCTACAACTCCCGTATTATAACCACCCGCGAATATAATTTCACTAATAGCCCCAACAATAGTACAAGGATTGTATATACAAGAAGTAATACACGAACCCGTATCAGTTAGCATTTTTGAAATAGCGTTATTTGGGTCAGTAAACAATTCGGCAAAAGCATTATCACTCATTTTTGACATAATTTTTGCAAGTTGTGTATCAGTAACAGCTACGTAAGGATTTGAATGAGATCCTACATAGGATATAATATATCTAGGTTGAGGATTTGCGATAAATGATAAATTAGCATTGCTAGTTTTGATGATTGTATCTTTAGCACTTGATAATCTAGGGTCAATTAAATCAGTATTATAATTACTTGTTGAATATAATACAAAAGCGGTTGTACTTTTAATATCATCTTTCCAAGTGGCTAATGGGTCTAATTCACATGAAATGGTCCAAACCCCGTTTCGAGTGTTAACAATATCAGTTATATAATAATACCAAGTACCCCAAGATAAATACGAATAATTTGTTGGGTTTGTATTTAAAATAAAAGAGGGATTGTAATGACTACACCCCTCTTTTAAATTTACGTTTATAGTTTCTCCTTTTTTTTGGGGTCTCTTTGTAGAATTTCTTCTTTTAATGAAATTGTATAGTGTTATTTGCATATAACACAACCTCTCTTTCTATTTAGTACTTTCAATATCATTAGTAGCTTTATCAGCTAAATAGAAAACTACAAAGTTTTCACTTAAATCATTGAAATATAACTCTTTATGATGATAATATGTATTATAATATCCACCAGCCGAGTTAAATGGTGTTGTCGAATTCCAACTATCTTTTTTATATAAACCTAACGCGTCACGATCATATAGAATAGCAATAATGTTCGAATAATGTGCGGGTTTTCCATTACTTGATAATTTTACGCTTATTTCATTTGGGTTTTTGATAGATTGCCAAAAACTAGTTGTGTGATAATTATTTAATTTTACATAGCCATCTCTAAAAGCTTGATATTGTACGACTGTCTCTAGTCTACTTTCAAAGTCTTCTAAAACACGTAAGTGTTGTAATGATTTTGGAGTATGTCTTGTTTGTGTACCATCATTATATATTTTTGTCATGTTTTCCATGTATTTTGAAATTAAATTAATACGTGATACACAATAAGCAAGAAACTCTTTATCGTGTAAACAAGTGTCAACTGTTAATTTTTTACTAGTTTCAGTATTGTACATTTCCAAAAGATTAAAACTTGCTTTAGCTGACGAAAAACGTTCACCAATAAAATTATTAATACAGTTTCTAGCTAAAGACTCTAAAGATAATTCAATAGCGTTTTGAACTTCTCCATAAATTGCCCCAATGAATCCATTCATTGAGGTTTCACTTGTAAAAGCTTCCTCTAGTTGTTCTCGTTTAATAGTTACAAAGAATTGATAAGGTGTTTCAGTTGTGAAAAAGCTTTGTGTGACTTTAGGATTAGCTACTTTATACATATCGATTGATTGACCATCTACTAAAGTGTAGCTTTCATCTTCCGTAGCTTCCGGCATAGATACTTTGATTTTTTGAACAATATTTCCCCACTGCATCGAATCTAATACCATATCGCTATATTTTGATTTATATTCTCTAAAAGAAATGATTGTACGACCAATTCTTTGAGCTAACGAATTTAGCCAAGTGTCCGCAAGACCATTTGTAGTTAAAACGGTTTGACCTAATGAGATTAAACCTTGTTCATCCACTACAGTTAAATTAGTAACACCCATTGTTTGTGAATTAACTGCATTTACAATATCATAAATTTGTTTTACTGCCATTTTTAAATCCTCCTATTCATATCTTGAGAACCCTTTAAAAGGATTTTCGTCTTTTTGTTCTACATTTGCATGTAAAATTGTTTGTTCTAATTTTTTAATTTTTTCTTCTAGCTTTTTATTGTTTTGTTCTAGCTTTTCATATGTTTCACGTGAAACATATTCCTCTTGTTTTTTTGGTTCTTTTGGTTCTTTTGGTTCTTTTGGTTCTTTTGGTTCTTTTGGTTCTTTTGGTTCTTTTGGATCCATAATTGTTCCTCCTTTGCCTTTTATTTATAAATAAAAGTGGGAGTAAAAGATATCCCTATCAGTACCAGCTTTCCAGCTGTTGGATTTGTACCCTCCCATGTATTATTATATATAACATTTTAATCGTTGTCAACGTATGATGTTTTTTAATTTTAGTTTCAAGTCATAGTCTTGATAAGCTATCATCTTATTGTCAATGTATAAGTTAAGTTCCCATGCTTTTTCACGCTTGAATACTTTTTCATCATCAAAACAAGGGCATTGACTTTTCATTTTTGAAACGTAAATAATGCCACTATCCTTAACTTGGTAAAAATATAAATTTTCAAATGAAAAAAGTGGTAAAAGTTTATTTCTTTGAAATTTTTTAATATCGCTAAAATCATCATTGACAAATATATTTGATGTTGACATTTTAGTGTAATCAGCTTCACTTCCTAAAAGCCTATATAGAGCAGTTTTCTTTTTCTCTCTTGATATTGGTACGTCAATAGGTAAATGTAAATAGAGACCTCTTTCTTCATCAATAAATTTTTCAGTTCCTGTTTGTATCATAGCCATAATTTTACTTGGTAACTCTAGTTCTCTCAAGATAGCGTTGTCAAGCATATTTGCATTACCGCATAATATAATTTTTACGGGTTTTCTACCGTCAACTTCTCTATTACGGTTTACAGTTTCAATCATATCAAAAAACAATGTTGCTTGTTTTTTATCAATAGCAGTTTTTATAGGGGATTTAGATATGAATTCATCATAGAAAATGTAGTCGTAGTCATCAAAATCAGTACCACGATATTTTGCGAATGTTGATAAAGCACCCGCAATTCCATATGAACGTTTTATTATTCTTTCATCATCTTTATATTCAACTTCTTCTATCAAATATACTTTTTTCTCTTTTGTAATCTCAATATTTGTATTGCAATCTCTATTGATTGCTTTAAATGTGTTTGACTCTCTAGTTAAAGACATTTCCATTTCAGTTTCACTAGTTCGTAAATAAATAAACTTTCTATCATCAGTTATTAAACCTTTTTGAATTGAATAGGATTTGCCGATACCTCGACCACCTATGAACAAATAAAGGAAATAGTCAGTATTTTCGACTATTTCCCACGCGTTAAAATAAAGACATTTTTCTTTATTCATTTTAAATTTTTGCTTCTAATGAATAGAAAGTGTTACCGCTTTTTGATGTTCCACTAGTGATAATAACGTCAACTGTAGCGATATCAATATCATTATCATCGCATAAGTCTAATAATTCTCTAAAACTATTCATAATCGTTTTAGAGTTTGTACCTAAAATTTCTCCAGCATCAGTTAGAAAACTAATGCAATCCATTTCTTCTACTTCTCCCGTTTCTACAGTAGTGATTTGTGATTTTGTGAAAACATAATCTTTAATTTTAAAGACGTTGTCTACAAACTTTTTACAAGCAATAGATGAATTTGATTTAGCAATAGCCATTGCTTTTAATGGTTCTGTGTTTGTTTCTACTACTTTGATTTTTAATTGTTTTGACATTTTTCTTACCTCTTTTATTTTTCTTTCCCACTCGCTATTTATGCGGACTTGTGACCGCCTATCTCATTTTTTGTGGTGTGACGTTGAATACTTTGATACATATACAAATACTGTTATTTTAATGTTGTGTTATTTAATTGTAAATTTTTTCGAGATAGGTTAGTTTAAGAAAGAACCTATTTTCTAGGTCTTTCATATGCTTCTTCAATTATAATAATAACTTCATTGAATGTGTACCACTTATAATATTTATGAATTTTTAGAAAATCATCTAAAGTGAAATTTTTTCGATTTAATTTATTATAAGCAGTCGCTTTACAACATCCTAAAGCTTCCATGATATTTTTGATTGTCAAAGTTGGTAAATCTTTTTTATATTCTCTAGTCATAGTTCGCTTCCTCTCTTACTAAATTAATTCTAACATTATAGAACTCATTCGTCAATATCTTTTCTCGAATTTTCTAATATTTTTAATAAAGTTTTGTTTAATTCCTCAAATTTATTGCTAAATTCTTTTAGCGTGGTATTGTTATACCACATAAAATAAATAAGACAAGCAACAGCTACACCATTATTCACAAATAAATTAACCATTTCTTCCATTTTTATTCCTCGCTTTCTAATCCGTATAAAATTGATAGCATAACATCAGTCATTCCTAATGTATAAGTAGTATCTACTAACGCTATATTACTAGCATTTTCAATTTTACAGCCTTGAACTGTAATAAAATGTTTTTTATCGTCATTATAGTAGACTGTTTTTCTACCACTATTTATAAATTCAGTGCCAATTTTAAACTTTGACAAACCGCCTTTTTCTTTTAGTTCTTTAGCACCGCTTATTTTATTTAGCCCTGCTACTGTTATCCCTATTTTATTATTTTGTTTAAAAGCGTATTTTTTAGCACCTAGCGTAACAAATTCATCATAGCCTTTTTCTCTATCATACAATCCTAGAAAATATTTTTGATTACCTACTTTGACACTATTTATTATATCATTATCGCTACACCATGCAATCATTTCTTGATTGATTTGTTCAAAAACTTCATCATGATTACCGACGTATTTAACACTATCCGTATCAATGTATACACAATCTAAACCTATCTTATCAATAGCTTTTTGAAGATTACTTCTACAAATTGCTGTCACAAATAAACCCCATTGATAAGTTAAAAAATTGTTTCTTTTACTGTAGTAATCATCTAAAGTAGAATTTTCTCCTTTTTCCCATTGATCGTTAAATAAATTTTCTTGACGGATAATGTCAGTTACAATCATACCGTAAAGCGAATTTAATTTATTTTTAGATTTCATATATTCATATTCCTTTTGTTCTATACCTTTTAATTGTGATTTTAATGTAAAAAATTCTATTACTGTATCAATTAACTCTTGTGGTAGAAACCCTTTATGAGAATAGTAGAAATCTTCTACACGAACATTTTCTTGATCATATTCGTATTGATTTATAAATATTTGATAGTCATAATTTGTCATGGCTATTTTTATAAAGTCAGCTTCTAACACACGACCGTTGTAACAACATTCTTTTCCCTTAAAATTGGTATCATAGGAAGGTGCTATAAATTCTATACATTTTGAATAAGGAATGTAGGGAAAAGGAACACCTTTTTTTAATTTAACATTTTCAAATGAATAATATGCTAGTGTGCAATAACGATTATTATAATCATCTAGCATATCAAGTGATGTTATTGTTTCTTCTTGAAATGGAGTTATTGGATAAAGACCACTTATCATAGCATACGGGTATGCGCTTGACATATCATAAGACGAGACGTCATAGTTGATAAAGTTTGTTTTATAACGGTTTGAAGCAGTATTACCACCTCTAAAACTGTCTTTGCATAATTGATAAAGTTTATCATCTAATCTTAATTCAATAAACTGTTTTCTATTCTTTTTGTTTTTTCTCATGTTAATACGACATTCTCGACGAACGTAGCCTGTTGATGTTAAAGGAATTGTTGTTAGTGTATCTTCTTTTAAAAGATGAATAACAGCTTCATATAATCCCATAACATCGTTAAAACAGTAACCTAATTCGCTCATTGTTAAATTGGTTTGAGGAGTTAAGATTTTATGATAGTCTAAATCCCCACTACCTTTAAAATAGTGTGCGTTTGGTGTATTCTCAATAAATTTTTTCAAATTCATATTTGATAATAAATAAGAACATCTAAATTCTATATTGAACTCTTTCGATATTGCTTTTAATGGTTTTCGTTTATCAATAGCGAACACATTTTCTAATTTTATCCAAGAATAGAGAAATTGAAATTCATAAGAAAAGTTATGTATATAACATACTAATTTATGATTTTCATCAAAATTTTTTAACGCTCTATTCATTTTTCTTAAAAAAGTTAGAAAATCTTTCCAAGTCCTACCAAAACAAACATAACCATCTATACATACTTGCCAGTGATACATAAAACCCTCAAAAGAACCGTCAGTTTTTTCTATTGTTGATGTTTCAATGTCAAACGTCATTAAATGTTCTATATATCTTTTTGTTGGTTGAATTAAAGGATTTGATTTTTTAATTCTAAAATATGGAAAATCTTCTTGATTGTACGCTTTTACAACAGCTTTACTATTGTTGAAATTTACTAAACACCCTTTCATAATTATTTATCCTTATTTTTTCTTGTTTTTAAAGCTTGAATATTTCTTCTAAATTTATCCTTATCAAATTCGTGGGTAAAACGTTTCCATTCACGAATAAACTCTTTGTCACTCACACCACTAATACGAGCATGTTCCCAATCTTCAATCAAATTGGTCGATCCATAACCCTTGTCTTTTGCTTCATTTAAGAATTCCCCACCGTCTAGAGTTAGAAAAGTTCTAAAATCATCAACATTAAGACTTTTTGCAATGTTTGGTGCTGAATATTTTAACCGTGTTTGTAAAGTGTCTACAGCTCTTTCTAATCCTTTTTGAACGGTTTCTTCAACGTAGCTTACACTTGTTGTAGATGAAGCGTATTTAGAATATAAATCTACATTTAGATCGTAAAGCTCTTCACTTGATAATTGATCAAGTTTTCGTTTACTTGTAGTGTAGCGGTTAAATCCTGTTTCACTTTGTGTTCTTTTATACGCGTACGATTTGTTTTCTAGTCCAGCTTTTTCTAGTTCTCTATAACGTCTATTTATTGTACGTGATAGATATTGCGCATTTTCAATTAGTTCGTTTCTTGTTTGACTGTCGTATTTAAGTCGACGTAAACCCATTATTTTTTTATCTTGTTCTTTAATTCTTTTTTCTCTTAAATCTTCTATATATTTTTTGAGTCCTTTATTTAGTGCCATATATTACCACCTCTTAGACATTCTAACATATTAGACATTTATTGTAAAGTGTCTATTATGTGATATAATTATAGCATAAAAGGAGGAATGATTATGAATGTTGATGATTTTATAGCTAAAATTTTAGAGTATGAAAAAATGCCAACTATTTACAAGTTAGGCAAATTCATGAATAGTTATCGAAAAGGAAAAAATGGAAAGTTTTTGGAATGCGATTGTAGCGGTTTGATTAAGGGAACCTTATGGGGTTATCCTTATAATGGTAAGTATGGTAATATCTATCCAGATGTTAACGCTAATACGATTATGTCTACGTATTGTTATAATCAATCAAGTGATTTTTCTAAAATTTCTAGAGGAGAGTTTGTTTGGATGGATGGACATATTGGAGTTTATATTGGTAATGGTAAAGTTTGCGAATGTTCTCCAAAATGGGAAAATGGTATTCAAATTACTAATTTAAATTCAAGAAATTGGAAGAAACATGGATATAGTAGATGGCTTGATTATTCTAGTAATTCTAGTGGTAATAGTTCTAAAACATGGGATATTGAAAGAATTGCTAGAGACGTAATCAATGGTAAGTATGGAAATGGTCACGAAACTAGAAAAAGAAATATTGGTTGTGATGATGCTACGTATCAACAAATTAGAAAACGTGTTAATGAATTGAGTAAATGAAAAGGATAGTTTTAACTATCCTTTTTAACTGTTACTTGTATATATTTTATAGGAGATTTTACTTGTTTATTTTCGATTGTCTTATCTTCAATAATATATTCATTATGATCTAATTCTAAAATATCTAATGACATAGTGTATATAAAAGCATTATATTCTATAAATGAAGTTATTTTTAAATTGTTAATTAATAATTGAATTTCTAAACTTTGTTCATTTTCTATACTTTTTTCTTTTATTTCTTCTAGTTCATCCCATAAAATCATTTTTTCATTTCCTCCTTATAATAAATAATATAAAAGTGATAGTGCTAGACATATCATAGCGTTAGCGTTTAGTATCATTGATAACCACATCACAATCTAATATAATATTGTTTCTAAATCTATCATATACCGTTCTATTTAAAAAACTATCAAACCCTAAAGTATCTAACATTGATTTAGCTGACATTGTAACTATAAGCATATCTACATTAAAGCTGAATAAGTTATATATTATATCTCCTTTTCCTTCGTCTACTATTTCTCTTAAAAAATCATATAATGTTCGTTTTTCCATTTTTTATCCCTCCTACATAACAAATAAATATATAAATATCACAATTAATAATACTAGACATAGCATAGCGTTAGCGTTTAGTAACATTAGCATTTACCTCTCTTTCTTATACAATATTATTCTAACATGTTAGACAATTTAATTCAATAGTTTTCTTAAAATATTTA